CGCCTGGGATATAGATCAGACAAGAAAAGACGGGACTGATGGGATTAATAACCTCGGTACCATCCCATTCGCCAACGTTCCATACGAAAACATAAATTCAGTTGGAAAGCAGTGGATCCGCAGATTTGCACTTGCCTTGTCTAAAGAGACTCTAGGTCAAATTAGAGGAAAGTTTGGCACCATCCCAATTCCTGGGGAAAACTTAACACTAAACGCTTCAGATTTATTATCACAAGCGCAGACAGAGCAAAATGCATTGCGAGAAGAGCTGAAGACGGTACTGGATGAAATGGTTTATACGGCGCTTGCTGAAAGAGATGCTGCCATGGCAGGCAACATAACAACAATTAAGCAACAAGCTCCTTTGCCAATTTTCCAAGGATAGGGGGCGATAAGTGGCAAACAACAAATGGAAGCAACCTGAAAACCCTCCTCCTCCACTTTTTATTGGAGAAAAGGAAAGAGATCTAATAAAGCAGGTCAACGATGAACTCATAGAGAGAGTCATTGGCCAAGCAATACTATACTATCCAATAGATGTTGAAACAACAAACTTTCACCCAATTTATGGAGAGGCAATCGAAAAAACCTTTCTTCCTCCAATTAGAGTCTTTGCTCTTGTAGAGTGGAACGCATATGGAACAGAGTATTCAGAAAATATTGGTGTAGACCAAAGAGTTGAAATAACTGTCCACTTCCACGAAAGAAGACTCCAAGAAGATCAAGACGTCTATGTTAGAGCCGGTGATTTTGTTTTGTATGGTGGGGTTTATTATGAGCTGGTTGATTGGGCTGAGCCAAGAAAAATATATGGACAAGTTGAGCATAGCATAGAGATATCAGCAAAGTGCGTGCGGGCAAGACCTGGAGTGTTTGATGGCAGCTAAAATTAAAAAAATAATGCCCTCCACATTAGAGACAATAGATAGAGCATTTTATGATTGGGTGGACAACAACTTAAATGTTTTTTCCACTACAAATTCTGGCTGGAAAAAGGTTCCATTGATTTGGGTGTCTGCTGAGAGGTCTTTTCAAGTCAAACAAGACAAAGACTTAAGAGATGATTACGGTGTCTTAAAGCTTCCTCTCATATCAATTGAAAGGACCTCTATAATTAAAGATCCAAACAGGAAAGGGATATACCAGGCACATATTCCACCAAAGAATGATGCAAAGGGGGGGGCAATCACCTTGTCTACAAGGATACATCAAAGTAAGACAGGTGACTTTGCAAACGCCGATTCATATAAAAACACTCCAAGCTTTGGGGCTGGCGGCCCGCTTGCTGGTCAGCAAAATTTTAAATTTAATAATAAAAAAGTTGTGTATGAAACATTATCTATACCAGTGCCAACATATGTGAACGTAACTTACTCTATAGTATTAAAGGGTGAATATTTCCAACAAATAAATGAGATGCTAACCCCCTTTCTTGTCAGAACTGGTCAAATAAACAACTTTTTTATTCAGTATGATGGGCACAAGTTTGAAGGCTTTCTGCCACAAGACTTCTCCCAGAATAACAACGTTGCAAACCTAGGAGACGATGAGAGAGTTTTTGAGACAAAAATGGATGTAAGGATTTTAGGCTATCTACTTGGAGCCGGAAATAATGACGAACGTCCGAAGATAGCCGTCAGAGAAAATTTTGTAGATGTTAAATTTCCCAGAGAACATGTAATCTTGGGAGATATCCCTACTACTGTTTCTGGGGCCTTTTATCGTGAGTAATTTTGGACTTTGCGTTCAAGAGTTACTATTTACTACGAGAACCACAAGTAATAATTACTACGGTATATAAATTTGAGCAAGGAGAAATTAAATAATGGCAAGTGGAGCTAGAAGATTTAAGTTCATTTCCCCTGGTGTTTACATAAACGAAATTGATCGTTCACAACTCCCAGCGGAACCTACGGCCATGGGTCCAGTTATCATTGGACGAACAGAAAAAGGCCCTGGACTTCTACCAACTAAGGTTTCCTCTTTCGAAGAATTCGTAAGAGTCTTTGGCGCCCCAATTCCTGGGTCGGAGGGTGGAGACAACTTTAGAGAGGGAGATTTTGATGGCCCCACTTACGCCTCATACGCTGCACAAGCTTGGTTAAATTCTGGTCAAGCGCCGGTTACCATGGTTCGCCTCCTGGGAGCAGCTCACAAGGACAACGATGCTGATGGTGGATTAGCTGGCTGGAATGTAACTGGCCAACCATCCGAAAACCCTCCTAGCAATGGTGGCGCTTATGGACTATTCCTTGTCGACAGCGGATCGGTTGACGGTGTTCACCCAACCGGATCTCTTGCTGCTGTTTTCTACATGAATCAAGGAACAACCATAGCTTTGTCTGGTGCTTATGCGGGTAAGGATTCTAGGGGCATCTCCCATGGAATAAATACCGCCAAACTTTTCAAGTCTAGTGGAGCAAGCGCTGAGTTTGTTGCAGAAGTTAGAAACAAAGGTGATGACCAAAATCTCAAGGAAAAAGTTTGTTTTAATTTTAATAGAGATAGTGAAAAGTTTATTCGCAAGGTTTTCAATACGAACCCATCACAAACCAACTCTACCGTTGTCGATAGCTCTGATGATAACCCGTCCTTCTTCACTTATTGGTTAGGTGAGACTTTTGAAGGATTTCTCAACCAACAGGTCACTGGCTCTAAGTCAACTAGCACTGAAGCTGGTAACGTTTTTGGAGTTCTTCTAGGACTAGAAGCAAAGAGAGATGCAACCCTGCAATACTCGGATCACAGAATGAGTTTCAAGAACGCAGAGACTCCATATTTTAGATCTCAAGATTTGGGAGATAATACCAACTTTGATTTAGTAAATGCTAGAAAATTATTTAAACTTGTAGCTCTAGAGCATGGAGAGTGGGCCAATAGAAACATTAAGGTATCAATAGAAAACTTAAGAGCAGCTGATTATCCCGCTGTCAATCCTTACGGATCTTTCTCAGTTGTCCTTAGAGAAGTTAGGGACCGCGACGAGGCCGTTAAAGTAATTGAAAGATACGATAACCTAAATATTAATCCTAATTCTCAAAACTACATTGCGAGAAGAATTGGAGATTCTTATTTCGAGTGGAGTGATACTGATAGAAGGCTAAGGCACTATGGAGATTATCCTAATAATTCTGATTTCGTTCGCGTGGTCGCCCAAGATGATGTAAGCGAGGGATCTGTAAATGCCGAATTACTTCCTTTCGGATATTTGGGCCCAGCAAGGTTTAGCGGATTTGTAATTTCCTCTGGTAGTGAAAACCCTCACAAGCTTAATACCGAATCCGTCCCAGCATTCTCCATAGTCAAGGGCAATAACACCACTGTTCTTAGTGGGTCTGAAGCAGCAGAAGAATTCGTAGGGGGCTTACAAAACAATTATTCCGCTAGTTTCTTGTTCCCAGCGATGAGGTTGCGAGTTAGTGCTAGCGATGGTGGCCTAAACGATCCAACAGACGCTTATTTTGGAATTCAAACCACAAGAGACAAAGATAGTAGATTGTTCGACTTTAGTTATCTAGATATGGTTCGCGCACTTCCAGACAGCACAGACACCTTTACTGCGGGAACCTACACTGATACATCGTTCCTATTCACAATGGATGATATTGTCTCTGGCAGTGAGGCATACCACTACACCTCTGGCTCTAGAAGGTCCGGTGATTCACTCTCCGCACAGTCTGGCAAGACCTACAAGGACATCCTAGACGCAGGTTACGATAAATTCACCGCTCCAATGGTCGGAGGATTTGATGGGCTTAACATAACTGAGAAAGAGCCATTTAGAAATACGGGCTTGTCTGACAAGACCCAACTAAACAGCTATGCTTATAACTCAATTAAGAGAGCAATCGATACAGTCTCTGACCCAGAGTTTGTAGAATCAAACATCATGGTAGTTCCTGGCCTAACCAACAGTGTCCTAACACAACACCTTGTTGATACATGCGAAAAGAGAGGCGATTCTCTAGCGATTATTGATCTAGAGAACGACTATATTCCGACAACAGAGGGCAAACAAAGCTTGGCCGCCAGGCTTCCAAACGTTGATACAACCATTAGTAGCCTTAGACTCAGAAGCTTAAATTCAAGTTATGGTTGTTGCTTCTTCCCTTGGCTGCAAATTAGAGACACACGAACCGGGCGTCTCGTTAACACACCGCCATCTGTTTCTGCACTGGGCACATTTGGAAGCTCACAGGCCAGAACAGAGTTGTGGTTTGCTCCAGCTGGCTTCGTAAGGGGCGGCTTATCAAACGGCGCGGCTGGTATTCCTGTAACAAACGTCAAGCTTCGATTGACCTCAAAAGACAGGGACAATCTTTACGCGGCAAACATTAATCCAATTGCAACTTTCCCCAATGAAGGAATTGTAATCTTTGGGCAAAAGACGTTACAAGTTACACGCTCTGCTCTGGATAGGATCAACGTTCGTCGTCTAATGATCTTTGTTAAGAAAGAGATTTCTACAATTGCGAACGGAATCCTATTTGAGCCTAATGTTCAAGCTACATGGGATCGTTTCACTGCTGCAGTCAATCCCTTCTTGGGTGATGTCAAGTCAAGATTTGGCCTTACAGACTTCAGAGTTGTCCTAGACAACACTACAACAACAGATGATTTAATCGATAGAAACATTCTATACGCGAAGATTTATCTAAAGCCAGCCCGTGCTATTGAGTTTATTGCACTAGACTTTATCATCACAAGGACTGGTGCCTCATTTGATGACTAAGGAAAAACAATAGTTAACACTATTTAAATTGTAAGGAGAAAATAAAAGATGCCATTCTGGAGTTCTGGACAAGTTGAGCCTAAGAGGCAATTTAGATTTTTGGTAAGTATTCCAAACATGTCTGATGCGGCTCAATTCTACGCTCGCAGTGTATCAAAGCCTGCGTTCACTGTTACACAATCACAACATAAGTTCCTAAATCACACTTTCTATTATCCTGGTAAGGTTGAGTGGAACACGGTTACGGTTTCTTTGGTTGATCCAGTTAGCCCAGATGCAACAGGCGATATTCTTTCTATCCTAAGAAGAAGTGGGTATAATGTCCCCTCTAACCTGGATGCAACATCAGGGAACGAGTCGCTCTCAACTATTGGCAAGGGTAACGCAAACGCAGCTCTTGGTGAGATCGTAATTCGTGCCCTAGACGAGGACGGCAACTTCCTTGAGGAGTGGAGGCTGAATAACCCGTTTATCGTGGGAGTTTCATTTAACAACTACGACTATAGCGGCGAAGACTTGGCCACTATCGATCTAGAGCTTCGTTATGATTGGGCTTCATACGTCATACCCGATGGTCGTCCGCAAGCTCCAGGCGGAACGGTCCTAAGAAGACTCTTTACACCAGATAATCCCTCTTCTATTTAAAACATTTAATTTAACAAGTTATAATGCCATATAAAGTACGAGGTATAAATTGGCAAGGAATAATTCAGGGCGCACTAAAGCAGCCAAAACTAAAAAGACAGAGGCCGCAGAAGCGCCTCCTCCAGTTAAAAAATCAGTTTTAGATTTTGTTACACCAACAGAGTTTGTTGAATTGCCAAGTGCTGGTAGATTCTACAATACATCACACCCTTTGCACCGTCAAGAAACAGTTGAAATTCGTTTTATGACAGCAAAAGACGAAGACATTCTCACCAGCCAAACACTTCTCCGTAAAGGCATGGCGCTAGAGAAATTCCTTCAAAATGTTATAATTGACAATACTATCGACCCTGCGAGCCTTCTTGTTGGTGATCGGAATGCTGTTCTGGTTGCAGCTAGAATTACTGGTTATGGTTCAAAATACGAAACAAACACTTCTTGTCCAGCATGTGGCAACAAGGCACCATTCTCTTTTGACCTAAACAATAATACCATTTACACTGGAGACAATACGCAAGATCTGGATATAACTGAAACGGATCATGGAACCTTCATAACCACCCTGCCAATGACAAAGGTGCAAGCAGAATTCCGCCTACTAACGGGAGAGGATGAGACGTTTATTGCCAAGAATAGCGCCAGAAGAAAGAAGGCATCTGCACTTGAAACTAACCTAACAACTCAAATGGCAAGATGCATTGTTGGTCTCAATGATGATACAGATAGGTCCATTATTAACCAATTTGTTGAATTGATGCCAGCCTTTGATTCTCGCCATGTTAGAAGCGCCATCAAGGCGGTAACTCCGAACATAGACCTGACACAAAACTATAGCTGCTCAGAGTGCAATCACGAGCAAGAAATGGAGGTGCCGTTTACAACGGATTTCTTTTGGCCTAACGGATAAATATATGGAAAATGTTTATGAACAATTCTTCTTCCTAATGTATCACGGGAAGTGGGATTTTCAACAATCCTATAACTTGCCAGTTGGCTTAAGAGAATGGTTCACTAAAAGACTTCTAAAACAACTAGAAGATGAAAAAGAAGCGCAACAAAACGCTTCCAGCAACAAAAAAACCCACTCAATACCATCTAACTTGCCTGATTATTAAGCCGGAACATGTGTTCCGGCTTTATTTTTATTTAAAACTAATTACTTTAAGCACCACAGTTTGGTTTATTTATTATGACACCTCAAGAATTACAACTACTAAAGGAAGCAGCAGAGTTAAACAAAACGTTGCTAGAAGACTCAGAGCAGCGGCTTAAAAACGCTGGGGATCGCTCTGATCAGTTAGAGAGATCATTAAAAGTCGAACAAGAAGAGTTAAAAATTCTTAAAATACGAGCCCAATTGGGGGACGATGTTGAAAATGCGGTTAGGGCACAAAACGAGCAAATAGAGAAGCAAATAAAATTAATCAGTCAAATACGAGATGTTGAAAAAGAAACCGAAGGTATTGTTACAAGCATTGCAGCTAAATTTGGACTTGTTGAAACAAACGCATCTAAGTTTCTTAAGAAAATACTAGACGCTGAGGATCCATCTAAGGCATTTGCAGCCTCTATGGCTAAAGCCCTAAACACAGTAAAAAACCTAGCAAACCCTCTTAATGCAGCAGTTTTGCTAGTTGGCGCCATGGCAGTAAAAACTGCGGAAGTGGTCTTAGAAGTTGATAGGGTTAGAGCTGGGTTTGTAGGCATAACAGCAGATGCATCAGACGCCATGCGGATGGCAGAAAGATTGACGCTTAGTAATCTTGACTTAGCAATATCTTTTGATCAAATGTCTAGGGCACAGGTCTCTTTAAGGACAGAGTTTGCTCAATTTGGATTTCTTTCGGATAGCGTTAGGGAAAGCGTGACCCTACAAGCTGCTCAACTAGAAAAGCTTGGCGTTGACGCAGGTACGACAGCCTCCATCATGAACACTCTAACAATGTCATTGGGGCAATCTGCCTCGCAGGCAGCAGAGACACAAAGGGAAATTATTGGCCTAGGGCAGGCATTAAAAATACCACCTGGAGTCATTGCTCGTGATTTTGCTCAAGCATTGCCACACTTGGCACAGTTCGGCGACAAAGCAGTCCAAGTCTTTGAAAATCTTGCTGTGGCAGCACGAGAATCTGGGCTATCTGTATCAGAGTTAACTGATGTGTTCGGCGACCAATTCAACACTATCGAGGGATCCGTTTCTAGGGCTGCAAAGCTAAATCAAATAATGCGAACGGATACTTTTAGCGGTATGCAATTGTTGTATGCCAGCACTGACGAGAGGCAAAGAATAATTAGGGAAGGCCTAGAGCTAAATGGAATGCAATTCGAGGATCTGGGAAGATTGGAAAGAATCAATGTTGCAGCTGCTATAGGATTCAGGGATGTTGCACAAGCTCAGGCATTCTTGGGCAGGACCCAGGAAGAGGTTGCTATGCGGATAGGAGACACCAGCTTCTCAATCGCTGAGATGGAGGAAATGACGCAAAAAGCAACTGCAACAATGGATAAAATGAAATTTATATTTATGGAGTTAGCGGTGTTAGTCACTCCTCTTGTTGACGCATTTGGATCCCTTGTGCAAGGAATGCTTAATCTTACTAGTGCTGGGGTAAGCGGCACTCGCACGAGACAAGTGGGCGATACGTCTGTGCGCGGAGGAGCAACCATACTTTCAGGCAACGAAGCCCTTAGAACGTCACCTAGTGATCAGGTTGTTGCCGCACAAGAAGGCGGTATACTGGTTAGAGAGTTGAGAGAAATAAAGAGCGCAATATCCAATATGGGATCAGGCGGAGGGATTGGAGCGAATTCTAGAATTGTATTAGAGGTTCCTGGGCTCACTGGGCCGCTAGAAACAAAGATAAAAGACGTAATGGATGACACGATCCATGGCTTTGCTTAGAATTTTTTAGATTCTAGATTATATACTATTATGGCACAACAAATATTTAGAAATGGTGACGCTTCCGATGCGTATGCTAATCAAAGAGCTTTATATTTAAGTTTTTTTCACCTAGCGAGCAATTCTGAAGTTAATTTCAAAGCATTTATAACAAGTTATAGCGAAACCTTCTCTTCTGAATACAATATGGAGCACGTTTTTGGTCGCAATGACCCTATAGCGACCTTCAAACACACAGCCAGAAGAGTGTCGGTAAGCTGGGATGTTCCAGCTGCCTCTTTGGAGGAAGCTAAAACAAATCTTGGCAGATGCAACAACTTAGCACAGTTTATGTACCCAGCATATACAGGAGGAACGGCTGGTACTCTGTCAAAGCCCCCTCTTATGAAGATAAGGTTTGCAAACTTGATCAAAAACTCTTCAAGGGGCCCCGATCCCGGAGCTAGAGTCTCTGGACTGCTGGCAGCTGTCAACGCTGTAACAATTACCCCTTCATTTGATGATTCATCTGGATTTTTTGATGAGGGAGTGGGTCGCCTTTACCCAAAATTGATTACCATAAGCTGTGACTTCACAGCGTTACACGAGCATGATATGGGGTGGGGCCCAAACAGGGGATTCAATTCAGCAGAACTGAGAGATTTTCCATTTGGCCAAGCCAATTCTCCGAATATTGCAGCAGATGTCGCTGCAACTTCTGCCAATGAGGGGCAGGATCTATCAGTGGACGATTCAGTTGCACCACCAATAGCGTCCGAAGCGGAAAGTGCAACAGAAGCTTCTGCAGCTGTCTTTTCAGAGGCGGATGCAGTTGGCTTTGAGGGTTTTAGTAGATCGGACGAGGAAGAGATGATGAGGCAATTTGACTCTGGGCAAAGAGTTGCTCGTGCAGCGTCTAGTGGTGCATCAGCTGCTGCAAGACTTGGGTTGACTCAGGAAGAATACGCTACATTTTTGAGAAGGAACAGTGGCCCTGTTGGTAGGTAAATAATTATGTCTAGATATGCAAATGAAGTCCCGTTTATAAACAATTCCGAATATTATGAAGAATTATTTGATGAAAGGGATGTTAAATTTATCAAACAATTCAGAAGCGGAAAACTAAGGCACCCAACACCAAAAGAGAGAGCATCCCTGCAGAACGTTAGGCACATTTGGAAAATTGGAGATAGGTTTTACAAATTAGCTCATCAACATTACGGCGATCCATCTTTGTGGTGGATTATCGCATGGTACAATCTAAGGCCAACAGAAGGGCACTGTAGGACTGGTGACATGATTCGAATCCCTCTCCCATTAGACAGAATATTGGAAATGTTGAGGTATATGTAAATGTCCCTAGATGATAGTAATGATTCGGGTACGCCAACATCGGCAATTCTTGATCTTGAGCCTGCGCAACAATTATCAAATACTGACCAGAGAATTTTGGATGCTGGATATAGCTTTGAGTATACGCTTAGGAGCATCTCAAACAGGCTTGAAAATGCCGTATCTTTTCTTGAGGAAGTCAGAACAGATGAGTTGACCAACAACGTCACGAACTGGTTTAGGGACTCCTATAATAAAAACAACTACCCACAGTGGTTAAGCTATGGTTTGAGTGCAACGCCAACAGGCGAAGGAGTAGATAGAAATAGCGCTCTTGATTATGCCAGAGACGTAAATAGACAAAGGTTCAATTTTCAAGCTATAGCAGTAAATGGTGCTGCGTATTATATTGGTGCGACTAGCGATAGCCCACTCGGGCCAGCAGACGGCCGAAACATTAGTGGTCGACCACAATGGGTGGCACAGCCAGGGAGCGATGAATTTCTAGAAATTTGGAACACTGCTGAATCATATGTATCAAATGAAGCAGGCCTCCTTGGGGAGGCCGCTACAATTTTTAATGAAGTTTTTTCAACACTAGGCGTCGACCCCAACTTGCCGGAAGATCTAAAAGAGATATTGTCCGCGTATGATAGGAGAAATGGTGGCAACCTTGAATTTCAATCGCAGACAGTTCAGAACATTGGGCAAACTGGCGTACAACAGGGTGAAACTGCAAGACAACTATTTCTCAATCATATGGTCTGGAGCTACTACGTTTTTAGATCTCAAAGTGACCTCCCTCCGGGAAGCCCAGCGCTTGATTTAAATAATTTTTCAGGACCTCTTAGCGACCTTGCTCAAATTTTTAAAGATGGCATTGTACACAAATATATAATTTCTTCATTAGAGATTGCTCGCCTTGAGGAGGAAGAGGCGCAGCGTCTCGCAGAGGAGGCAGAGAGACTCAAATACGTAGGAGGGAGGACCGATGAAGCGCAGGATCTTGCTAGGCGTGCAGCTGAGATTGAGGCTGGCTTGGAGGGTCGCGAGGAAGAAATTCTTGAAGAACTAGTAGAGGCTGGTGCTGGAGCAGAAGAAGATGATTTAACTGACGCTCAGCTAGCACAACAGAGGAGGTTGGCAGAACAAACTTTCTTATTGGACTTCTTAGATATATATGCAAAAGAAAACCAGCTAAGAAATGAAAAATATCTATCTGATGGGGGGGTTCCTCACTTCCATATGGTTCACGGGGCCACTGATACAATCGTTAACAAGTTAATGTATAATCCATCAATGGCAGAGTTAGATAAAATTAAAACGTCTGAACTATCTGGGTTGACTCCAAAAATAAGGCTTTTCAAGTCAAGCTTTTTACCTACTTCAGATTACTTAATGGGTAGAGAAATAAAACATGAAATACCCTTTAATACTAATATAAAAGAGCAAGAAATAACAGATATGCTCAACAAGCCGTTTGATCGTGGGCAGGGCGTAGGAATAAAAAGGTTTGAATGGAGGCTTGAGGGTAGAGACCCATTCATGGCTCGACGAGATATATTTGCAAGACTACATCTCTACTTCCAGAGTATGGATGAATTTATCAAGGTAAGAAGGGCAACTGCTCCAAGATATGCAGATAACGGAGATCTTTATGACGATGATGACACCCCCTTAGAGTTCAGGTATGTTGATTTGGTAAACATCGGAATGGCTCATCCAGGCCGTAGCTTTATTTGGAACCCAGAATATTATAAAATTGAAGCAGAGGTGGGCTGGAACATGCCCGCAGGAACGGGCGACTCAAGCACATTTTTGTCAAATGAGTCAAGAGAGGCAATTAGAGCAACTACAATGAAATTGCACTTGTGCGCATCTGACCACGACATACAAATAAACGATGAGGGGAATGTTACGTTAACAATAGAATACCTCGCCTTTCAGGAGGGGCTATACATGGGCCCAGACTCTGACATTCTATCAACCCCGGAAAGAAGGGCTGATAGGCTTCATGCGTTAAAGATCTTAACTAGCACAGACGATAATAGTTGCCCACAAAAATATATAGCTGACCTCGAAGAGGAGTTCAAGAAAAAGGTTAGACGGCAAAACGCAGAGAGTTGGGGCAGAATAATAAACAGTTTGTATGAAAAAGATAGAGTGTTTTATACAAAAGTAAGTTCAAATTTGCTCGATTTGTATTTAGCAAACAGCAGAGCATCAGCCGCCCAACCGCTCCTGGAGGAGTTGGGACTTAGAGATTCTTTATCCAATTTCGACGCCGCTTCCAATTCAAATGTTAATGACTCTCCGTCAGAGGACGAGATAGAAAGCAGGATACCAGATAGGGTGGGTACAGAAAACGTTGAAGATTTATCAGATGAACAATCTGTTAGAGAATCTTTGAGGTTCCTTTCATATGGTGACGACGACGACAGCTACCACCTCCAATTCTTTTATTTCGGAGATCTTCTTCGGGCTGCATTGGAAGTTATACACACCGATGTTAGTCCAACTGACGAAGTTCTTGGAGAAAGAAGCAAGTTGGAACAAAACTCTAGGATTATTCTTGGGCCAATATCTTACATGCTAAATAGAAAAAGCGAGGATGATCCCGAGCAGTATATTGAGGAACTTATTAATGATATCAATCTTGCTGATATTCCCATATCTGTTCATTATTTCATTGATTTTTTTCTCACCAAGGTTGTTGCAACAGAGAGAACTATATACCCGTTCCTTTCGTTTATAAGAGAAGTTTCAAGTGATTTGATTGCAAATGCCATGAGGACTTCAGGAGGGGTTAGGAACGTTTCGAGGCAGATCCTACAGTTAAGAACAAACTTTTTTACTGCCGAAGGGTCGAAAAAAGCTGGCCAACAAGAGAGACTCCTTTCTCTTCGAAACGCCCCTAGACGTGAGGTAACCGAATTGTCTCCAACAACAGACTCTGGTGAGTTGGATAGGCAGACGTCTTATTCAAGAGTAGACCTAGATGCACTGAACATTGAAGAAAGGCCAGTCCTCGCGCCCCCTCAAGGCATACGGCAGCCATTCAATTATATGCTTTTGTATGCCATCAATACTGGAGCAACACAGGAGTTGGATGGCTTTATAGAGAATGATAAATTAAAGGGAATATATCACTTTGGCATAGGAAGGCCAGAAGGTATTTTAAAAAGAATTACATTTTCAAAAACTGATATCCCTTTTATGCGGGAAGCTAGGCTGGAAAAAGAATTCTTAGGAGAAATAACAGGACTCGCTGTTTTAGCAAACGTATATAACGCAACAATTGAATGTTTCGGAACAACAATGTTTGTTCCCGGTATGAAAATTTTTGTAAACCCAGTTGGGTTATCGCCAAACTTTGGAAGGCCGGTCCCTGTGGACGGCAAAAGGTCTGCTTCTAGTGTGCTAGGAATAGGAGGCTACCATGTAATAACCAAAGTTCATTCTGTAATAGAAAGTGGAGTGTTTAAGACAACTGTCACTGCAATTTTTGAATCTCCTGGGGCATCTCTATTGGGAGACTCTGGTGCTCAAGTTGGAGCAGCTACCCCAGAGTGCGGTCCCACGCGCACAGAGATCACCTCAATGATTAGAAATCTAAGATAGGGAGATTAGTATTTAAAATGGCTGATTTTCAAGGAAAAAACGGACAAAACATAAAAAAACAATTTTTTGAACGGTTAAAATATTCCGTGCAAGCGTTTAACAATGTCGGTGGTCCCGAGTCAACAGTAAAAAACTTTAATTTTGCAGAGCGTTCAATGTATGGTAGAATAACAAAATCTCATGAAATAGTAACAGTAAATCCTGTTAATTTAACAGCGATCTCATCTAGAGCAAATCAAAAAAATGAAATTAGATCTGTTAATTTTGTATCAGACGCATTTGAAGCCCTTGTCTTAGAGTTTAATAAAGCATCTTTTTCTGGTAAATTAGACCAAGAGGACGCTTTTTTGTCTAAGTTGGAAGCACACGTAGCTTTCGTTGACCCAGTTAAAAATTATAAAAATTACAACAACAAGCTTAGCGACATCATTGTAAACAATTTCCTAACAACCCCCAAGCAGGAAGAAATCAATGACTTTTCTTCTTTTATTAATTTATTTTCTTCTTTTATATTAGAAATAAGCAATTCTCTTCCTATAACTTTTAATTCATTCATGACAAGTGTCTTTGCTAATATTATGAACACTGGGTTGGCTATTAGTGTCTCTGACTTAGATTGTTCGGATGATTCAACAAAAGAAAAATTTATAAACAGTCCTAATTTCGCTTTTTTTAAACTAGCCGCAGAAAAACATGGATTTTCAATTAGCAAAGACGCACCCTGGATCCTAGTGGCTGATATAGCAGGCCCTGCAATGCTTAGATATTCATCGCGATATGGCCTTAACACTGAAGATCAAATTTTAGGTGCATATTTTATAAAAACTCACCAGAGAGACATACAAAACTTACAAAAACTATCTTACAATACCTACAATAGACTTATCGCACGGAGTCCCAAAAATACAATAATTAGCGGGTTCGCGACAGCTAGCAGCACATGTAGGGCACCAATATCAGTCCAACAGTTCGATGATCAATATCCTGATAAAAATTGGGTTGACATGTATTCTGACATCAGGTACATTGAGCAAAGCAAGCCTGGAAGCTTGGCAAACTTGAACGAAATAAAACGTAGAGCAAAAGCAATTCAATCAATTAAAGGGACCATCGGTATGCAAATTTATATAAATCTTTCTATCCGTGGTTTTGACAACTATAATGGCTCTTTCGCCAAGGTGGTTGAAAAGCTTAATTTTGCTGAAACAAATAAAATAACCAAACCAACATATTAATGATCTTCCAAACACTCGATAACAAAAGGGAGTGTGTCGGAGTCTTTCTCAATGGAGAACTGCACTTTGGCAATATTCCTGATAATCTTAGTCGTACCTGGTCCTATTCTTCATTTCTAGAAGATTACGTCGGTATTGAGTATGCATTTCTATACGCTAAAGGCACCCTGGACGAGGCTTGCCCTCGCCACCTAGGTGATGAGTGGGATTCTATCAATAGCCGCCTTAAAGCCTTCCTCGCAGCCTTTAAAGAGTCTAAAATAGATTTATCTAAAAATTGTTTTTTTGATTTGGTCCCCCAAAAGTTCCTAAAGCAATATTGCTCTGTTCGCAACAAAATCACAGAGTATGTTATAAGCAATTACCACAAGCCAGAGAATTACGACTTCTTGGTGGATCTAACAAAGATTACACATGATATGAAATTGAGAAATTTGAATATTGACAAAACAGGGCTTCGTGCTTTTATGCACGAACAGAGAACTAGAAAGTTTTCACAAAAGCTAACCCACAGTTCATTTTCGTGTAATTATAATATTTTTGGAACCAAGACGGGCCGCCTAACTACAAAAAAAGGCAGCTTTCCCATTCTTACAATGGACAAGAGATACAGAAAAATAATTAAGCCCACAAATGATTGGTTTGTGTCGCTGGATTTTAATGGCGCAGAGCTAAGAACCTTCTTGGCACTTGCAGGAATTAGCCAACCAGATGTGGATGTACACGAATGGAATCGTATTAATGCTTATAATGAAGTTGGTAGCAGGGAGGAAGTGAAGGAAAGGTTTTTTGCGTGGCTTTACAATATGGAGTCTAAAGACTATCTTTCCGATAGAGTTTATGGCCTAAGTAGAGAAAGGGTTATAGACGAATATTTCCAAAATAATAGCGTTAAAAACCCTTTTGGGAGATCCATCCCCTCAGATGACTACCATGCTATGAGTTATCTAATTCAAAGCACATGTTCGGACGTCGTGTTGCGACAAATGATAAAATTAAACAAATATCTACAGGATAAGGACTCTTTTGTTGCGTTTTGTGTGCACGATGAAGTGGTCTTAGACCTTACCGACCTTGAGTGCAAGTTGATCAACGTTTTGGTTGAATATTTTACAAATACGCCTTTAGGAAACTTTAAAGTTAATGTAAAATACGGCAAGAACTATGGAGAGATGAGAGAATGGATTCAATAATTGGACTGGGGGCTGCTGGGTGTAAAATAGCTGATAAATTCTCTCAATATCCTCAATATGATGTTTATAAAATGGATGTTGGCCTAAAAAGAACACCGAGAACTTACGGCGTTAAGAATTCCAATACTCCAGAAGAGTTTGAAAATTCAATAGGCAGTCTCAAAAGATTTTTTAAGCCATTGCAGGGGAAAGTTCTCTTTGTAGTAGCAGCATCTGGTCTTGTCTCTGGGGCTTCGTTAAAAATTCTGGAGCAGATAAAGTCTCGCGACATTTCGGTTTTATGTATATGCTCAGACCCAGATCTTATGGGGGAGGTAGACAAGATGCAACAGCGCCTAACAACAAATGTTTTCCAACAATATGCTAGGTCTGGAGTATTTAGAAGCGTTTGTTTGGTTTACAATAACTATCTTGAGAATATTTTAGGTGATGTGCCAATAATAGGCTTTCATGAAAAGCTCAATGATTTGCTTATTTCCACAATTCACATGGCAACTGTGCTTGATCATTCCGATAGCGTTATGGACAACATTTCACCGCCGCATGAGGTTAGCAGAGTATCTACTTATGGAATTGTTGATTTTCAGACAGGCGAGGAGAAACTATTTTTTCCTATTGACAACATCAGAGAGAAGGTGTATTATTACGCCATAAATGAGAACAAGTTGAGAGAGTCGAGCGATATTCGCAAGAAAATAATCTCTCAAGTTAAGGAGAATTCTATTGACACCAAGGTATCGTATGGAATATACTCCACTCAATATGAAGAAGGCTACGTTTATTGCGTAGCGTATTCTTCAACAATACAGCAGTTAGATTAACCAGAAGTTGGGGATATTTGCCCAATTTACTATACAAG